CCACACGCAATATATTCAAATGCACAAGGAAGGTCTGTAGTCCAAGTTGACTCAGTTGCTCTTGGTGGATTTAATGGATTAAACTCTTAAACATAAAAAACAAAAAATATAAAAATGGCTGACTTAAAACCAATCGGAAGTGAGAGATTACAAGGACAAGATAAAATCAATAGAATCCTTGAAATTTCTAGATATAAAGAAACCGCACCATCTAACATTAATGAAACTTCAAGAGTGGAGTTTGAAAAAACGTTAGCAGATGGTCATCAGTATGAGATTGTAAAAGAAAAAACTGGTTACATCATAAAGAAAAGAATTGATGAATCTTTGGATTACATTGAGCCAATGAAAAATAGAACGTATTATCGTTCTTATTCACAAGCATTAAAAAGATTAAACCTTATGGCAGGTGAAATTAATAGACTTGTTGAAAACGAAGAAGAGGTTTCAATGTATCAAATTTCAGAACAAAAAAAATTCACATTAAAAACTCCTAAGGCACCGGCACCAATGCCAGAACCGGCAGCTGAACTTCCACCACCTGCTCCTGCACCTGAAGAAGGTTCAATGGACTCACCATTAGATGACGCATCTTTGGATATGTCAGCTGGTGATGAAATGGATATGGACATGGAATTAGATACACCTGAAGGTGATATGAATATGGATATGAGTTCTGAAGAAGAACCAATGGATGGTGAAGAAGATGTTACTTTTAAAACTATTCAAAAACTTACAGGCAAATTGGGTCAAAAAATCAGAATGATGAATGATTCTATGGGAATGACTTCTGAGGATGTTAAGTATGTTATTAATTCATTATTGTCAGCATTGGATTTGAGCAAACTTGACGAAGAAGACCAAGAAGATATTATGTCAAAATTTGAAGAAGACCAAGAATCTGATTATGATTCAGATATGGATATGGGTTCTATGGGTGATGACGAAGATATGGATGTAGATATGGACATGGATATGGACATGGAAGAACCAATTGAAGGTGAAATGGAAGAAGGTATGTATGGTTCATTTAAAAACGATGAATGGTACGATGAAAAAGATAGACCATATACAGGTGGTTTTGACTTTGATTTTGATGAGGAAGAGTTTGATGAATTTGAACCAATGATGAAAAAACATAGTAATAATGCGATGTTTCAAAAAGGACCTGAGGGTGAAAGAATGTTCAACGCATACAAAGAAAAATTCGGTCCAATGAAAGTTAGAGTTAAAAGAATGGGAAGTGAAATGTCTGAAGAAGACAAAGTTAATTCTCATGTTTCTAAAATTATGGATGAAATTTTTAGTGAATCTAAAGTTGATAAGGTTTTATCATCATATTTTGTTGTAAATGAAAATGAACAAAAAACAAAAAGTAAAAAACTTGTTGAGTCAAAATTACAAATAATGGGTAAAGTTAAACAATTGTCAGAAACTTACGAACAAGAATTGGCGTCTGAATTTATCTTGAAAGAAAATAATAATTTTAAATTCGTTGGTAAGACAAACAAAAGTAATTTAGTGTTTGAACACAACGGAGAACAAATTAGAGTAACACCAAAAGGTGAAGTTTTATGAGTCATTTAATCTATATTAATGGACTTGGTCCAAATTATAGAGGAGATAACATGTATGAATTTATCTTTAGTGATGAATTAGACGTTTGGGGTGAAAATTGGGATTCAAGACCAGCACATGGTTACCCACAACCACCTGAATTAAAATATATAAAGAAAGTTGGACTACTGAAGAATACGGTGGTCCAACTTGAACTTATACAGGACTCTGATTTTATGGGAGTCACAGACGCAATGGAAGATGTAATTGCGTTAGCCTGGGAAAAAGATGAAAGTTGTGAAGATGAGACCCGTCTTGTTTTTCGTTTCGGAGATTCAGAACAGAAAGTAAAAGATAAATTGTACGAAAGAGACATTATTTTAGAATTAGAAAAAGACGTTGTATATGAAAAATAAAAAAATTAAACAACTAATGGAACGTGGATTGAGCCATAAATTGTTATTAACAATGAATGAAGGTCAAATCAATCAATTGCATAAAATGATGGTATCTGAAATAACAATGGTACCAAAAACTGACACCGCAACAATTGATAAATTAAAAAACGAGAAAAAACCTTTTGAAGTTTATGAGCAAGGTGTAGAAGTTGATAAAAGTGATTCAAAACTTGGTCAAACTACTCAAGAACCACATCAAGTACAAGCACCTGATGGTATGGATGATGAAGGTGATGATGGTATTGACAAAGAAGAAGATATTAGCGAAGCGAAGAAAAAATCAAAATATAACCCATATGCGATTTGTACCTCATCAGTTGGTAGAGAAGATAAGAAAAAATTTGAAAGATGTGTGATGGATGTAAAAAGAAATATTAAAGAAGGTAAAAATCCTTATTTACCAATTGTTGAGTCTTCTTTATTAAGAATGGTTGAAAAACATATATCACCAAAAATTTCTAAAATTGATTTATTAAATACTTTGAGTGAACAAGGAATAATTTCTCGTCCATTTAAAAATAGTATGATTGGATTTGTTGATGAAACAAAAATGGACAAATCAAATAAAAACACATATGTTTCTAAAAAAGAAGCTATGGAACAAGGTACAAAAACAGCACCAGCACCTACAAGAGTAAAACCTGGTACTAAAGAAAAAGAAAAACCTGGTAAAATGGACCCTTTTAAAAACCCAAAACATCAACCAAAACCAAAAGCGGAAAAAATGGATGAACAAGGTACAAAAACAGCACCAGCACCTACAAGAGTAAAACCTGGTACTAAAGAAAAACCAAATACTTCTGACCCTTTTAAAAACCCAAAACATCAACCAAAACCAAAGGCGTCTACTGAAGCTCCAAAAATGGGTACTGTTAAGATTCCTGATTATTTAGAATTTGACCAATTAAAAATTGACTTTAAAAACCAATAATGAAAAAGAAACAAATCGTTAGAGAAGCTCCAATTGATTATGGAGATAGACCTGAAAGAATGTCACCTGATATTGAAAGAACAATTCTTTCAAAAGGAACTCCATTATCTACAAATCCAGCATTTCCAAATATTGAACAGGGTAATTTACCTGAGACATTTGAAGAATTAGTTGCTTCTAAAAGATTTAAAGATGTTGTTGCTAAAGTTAGACGTTATGTACCAAACGCTGGTGCTGACATATCAAGAGGAAACGCTTTACAACAATTACAAAGAATGATGATGACTATGGCCATGCAATTGTTACAAAAACAAATGGCTCATAAAGAATATCTTGAAAATTTGGCGATTGATTTGGTTAGAAAAGAAATGGGTGTACGACCAGACCAAATTAATTATGTTGCTGAACTTGTAATGCCAGGTCAAATTGATATGTCTGGTTTTCAAAAACAAGGTGAAGAACCTGAAGACGAAGAAGTTGAACAGAATTTCCAAGAAAAAGAAGAAGACCTTGAAGATTTTATTTCAGCATTTGAAAGATTTGATATTGAAAAGGCAAAAAGAAGATTTATTAACGCATTAATTCAAGGTTCGTCTAAAAAAGGACATTACATGTTTGAATTAGTTAGAGATGAATTAGATAGAGTTGACCCCGACTTATTAAATTTGTACGGTGTTGTTATGTCTGTAAATGATTTATTGTATTGGGTATTACCTGATGAGATGATGGACATGATGATGAGTCAAGGTGGTGTTGGTGGTAAGGAAGAGGTTGATATTCAAACTGACCCCCCAACAGTTAAAGCAACAGGTGTATTTTTTCCTATATTAATTCACGAGTTAATTAAAGGTACAATGGAAATCTTGGGTACTCAAGGTCTTCCTGACGACCCAAAACAAGCCGAAATGGTCATGGCATCAACTGACAGCTTATCAAATGAGATTTGGGATTTAAGAATTGGTCCAATATTGTGGGAAAAATTCTTGGCAGCATATCCTGAAGAATTATTTGAAGAAGATAAAAAATTCATACAAAACTACCTCTTTGCAAGATTTTCAGCACTTTCTGCTGATGAGTTTTTCAAATTAGCAAAAATGATTTTAAGAGGTGATGCAAAAGCAACATCAATCTTAGACAGAATGGTTAAGGAGATTGTGGCTCATTTGAATGAAGTACATAGTGATGATGACGAAGACTATGATACTGATGAAGATGGTGACACTATGGGTCCTGACGATGATGATTTGAGTGATTTAGATGATTTCTTAGGTAGTTTAGGTATTGACAGGTCCTAACACTAACCTTTTATGGGTTTAACCAGAGAACAATTACTATTAGAATATTCAAGGTGTATGAAGAATACACCATACGCTCTTAAGACGTATCTTCAGACTTATGATAACACTCAGTCAAGATACGTCCCATTAGAGTTATTTCCTGACCAAGTTAATTTGGTTGAGGATTATGAAAAATACAACGAAAATATTGCGTTAAAATACCGTCAGGCGGGTGTATCTACCGTGACTGCGGCTTGGGCAAGTAAAAGACTTGTATTTGCATCAAAACAAAGACCTGAAAAGGTTTTGATTATTGCAAACAAATTGGATACTGCCGTGGAAATGGCAAACAAAATCCGTGGATTTACCGAACAATGGCCTTCTTGGGTAGGTGTAGGGTTCTCTCCCGATAAAAACGCAGCAAGACACTTTAAATTAACAAATGGTTGTGAAGTAAAGGCGGTTGCAACATCAAAGGATGCACTTCGTGGTTATACCCCTACTATGTTGATATTTGACGAAGCTGCGTATATTGAAGCAGATGGTGATTTCTGGGCTGCCTGTATGGCTTCATTGTCTACGGGTGGTAAAGTTGTTGTTGTATCAACACCAAACGGATATGACCCAATTTACTATGAAATCTACGAACAGGCCAATCGTGGGATGAACGATTTCAAAATAACAGAAATGTTTTGGTATCGTGACCCACGTTATACAAAAGATTTGTATTTGGTTAAAACGGATGAGATTATTCATTATCTATTAAACCGTGAAGAATATACTGCCGATAGGGTTATTGATTTTTCAGGTCGTGACCCCTACGAAAGAAACTACGATGAGTTAAAGGCTTATTTTGATTTAGGTTATAAACCATGTTCGTCTTGGTTTGAGGCGATGGTTAAAAAACTTAAGTACGACAAACGTAAGGTTTCTCAGGAATTGGAATGTAATTTCTTGGGTTCGGGTGATAACGTATTTGATGCTAATTTAATTAAGAACATTACTGATAATATGATTAAAGAACCTATCAATAAAATGATGGGTGGTGGACTTTGGATATGGAAAGAACCTGAAATGGGTCACAGATATATTATGGGTGTGGACGTTTCTCGTGGGGATTCTGAAGATTATTCAACATTTCAAATTTATGATTTTGATGAAAGGGAACAAGTTGCTGAATATGTTGGAAAACTTCCTCCTGATGTATTAGCGGAGATTGCCTACAAATGGGGTAATATGTACAACTGTTTTATCGTAATTGATATCACGGGTGGTATGGGGGTTGCAACGGCAAGAAAACTACAGGAACTTGGATATAAAGATTTATATGTTGATGGTGTTGATTTTGGGAACAAGTGGAAATACGACCCAAAGGCAGCTGAAAAAATACCTGGTATTAACTTTAACAACAAAAGGGTTCAAATTATTGCTGCACTTGAAGAAAGTTTAAGACATGGTTTAAAAGTTCATTCATCACGAATGTTGAATGAAATGAATACGTTTGTTTACATCAATGGAAGACCTGACCACATGAAGGGACAACATGATGATTTAATTATGTCATTGGCGATGGCTGTATATGTGTCAGATTCATCTTTTTCACAACTTACAAAGGTTACACAACAAGCAAAAACAATGTTGGAGTCTTGGCAGGTTACATCTTATGACCCACCAAAAGAACAATATTTTAATCCATCAATGCCAAATAAACAATATAAAACAAATATTGCTTATCAAAATCAACCAACACAAAAGGATTATCAAGACTATTTATGGGTGTTCGGCGGATATAAGCGTTGATAAAAAATACATATATATTAACTTTTTACTATGGAAGAAAAAAACTTGACAATATGGCAACGATTGTCCCAAGAACTTGGACCAAATTCATTGTTGGGTCAAGACATACCTACTTATAAGTTTGATAAAAAAGAACTATTAAGAACTACTGACAAAGAAGAATATGAAAAACAAAAACTTCAAGCCAGACAGACTTATTATATTACAAGCCAATGGGCTAAAATTGAAAATAATTTATATTCTCAAGCAGTTTATTATCAACCAACAAGATTGGCATCATACTATGATTATGAGTCAATGGAGTATACTCCCGAAATTTCAGCGGCTTTGGATACATACGCTGAAGAATCTACTACAGTTGACGAGAATGGTTACATGTTACAAATATACTCCGATTCTCCAAGAATTAAGGCTGTATTAGGAGATTTGTTTAATAACGCATTGGACATTAATACAAACTTACCAATGTGGACACGTAATACCGCAAAATATGGTGACAACTTCGTGTTTTTAAAGTTAGACCCTGAAAGAGGTGTTGTTGGTTGTTTACAATTACCAAACATTGAAATTGAACGTATTGAAGTTGGTATGAAAGGTAAAGCAACTTCAGGTATGGGTGGAGCTGTTGCTTCAGGTAGTGATGCTAAAAGTTTAACATTTACTTGGAAAAACAAAAGTTTGGAATTTAATAGTTGGGAAATAGCACACTTTAGATTATTGGGTGATGATAGAAAACTTCCATATGGTACCGCCATGTTGGAAAAGGCAAGAAGAATTTGGAAACAATTAATTCTTGCTGAAGATGCAATGTTGGTATATAGAACATCAAGAGCACCTGAAAGACGTGTATTTAAGGTGTTTGTTGGTAACATGGATGACGCAGATATTCAACCATACGTACAAAGATTTGCACAACAATTTAAGAAAGACCAAATTACTGACCCACAAACAGGAAACGTAGATATGAGATTCAATCAAATGGCGGTTGACCAAGATTTCTTTGTACCTGTAAGAGACCCATCGTCTCCAAACCCAATTGAAACTTTACCAGGAGCAACAAACTTATCCGAAATTGCGGATATTGAATATATTCAAAAGAAATTATTAACAGCGTTAAGAATTCCAAAAGCGTTTTTAGGTTTTGAAGAAGTTGTTGGTGATGGTAGAAATTTATCATTACAGGATATTCGTTTTGCAAGAACAATTAATAGAATTCAAAAGTCTATGGTTGCGGAACTTAACAAGATTGCAATTGTTCACTTATTTTTATTAGGTTTTGAAGATGAATTAAATTCATTTCAGTTAAGTTTAACTAACCCATCTAAACAAGCGGACTTATTAACAATTGATGTTTGGAAAGAAAAAATGTTATTGTATAAAGATGCCGTAACAAAAGTTGAAGGTATTGCACCAACATCTCAAACATGGGCTAAGAAACATATTCTTGGTTTCTCTGATGAAGATATTAAACTTGATTTACAACAACAAAGAGTTGAAAAGGCAGTTGCCGCTGAAATTGAAGCAACACCAAATGTTATAACACATACAGGATTATTTGATAATATCGACAAACTTTATGGTAATACGTCAGGAACAACAGCACCAACAACCCCACCAGCTGAAGGTGGTGAATTTGGGGCTGACTTAGGTGGAGCTCCACCGGCAGGAGGTGAACTTCCACCGGCAGAAGGTGAAACTGCAATTACCCCAGAGTCCGTTAAAAAGAATATGAATATATTATTAGAAAGAGATAATGTTTACGGTGTTGAAGAAATTGATTTGGAAAGAGGTAGACGTTCTTTGGGTATTATTGAAGAACAATTAGGAAAACTGATTGATTGATATATTTATTAATATGAAATTTGGACAATTACTTAGCAAGATAGAAGGATTAATGATTAATTCTTATGTGAATGAAACAACAAAAATAGAGTTAAAAAACTTTAAAAAATTAGTATTGGAAAATAAAAATGCCAGTACAATGTTTTATATCTATACTGAATTGTCCAAGAAAAAAGGTTATGATAAAACTTTATCTGAATCTTACATCAATGAATCTTTAAGACAAGTAGAAAAAATTATTCCAAAATTAAATACTCAAAAAATTGAATATTGGGTTAAAGATGTTGTAAGTGAAAATAATTACAAAGATATTGATAATTTAATTTACAATTCTCCTGATAAAATTATGGAGAATGTTGAAAGCAGAAAAACTTTAATTAAGACTTTAAGTGAAACTACTGAAGTTAAAACTGCAATACAACTACCAATGGAAACTTTATTGAATATCGCCAATAAAGAAATTAGTTCTTACATTGAAAATTTAGATGAAGATTCAAAAAGAGATTTATCTAAAGTATTGATGACTGAAGATGTGGAATTGTCAAAAGAATTTGAAGATTTAAAAGTAAAAACAATTCATTCATTAAGTGGTATTAATGAATCTATGGATGATATCACAACAAAAAAATTACAGGAAACTATTAACCAAATTAAAGGTGAAGAGTTTTCTAAAATCAATTATGTAAGATTATACAATTTGTATAACAACATTAATTAATCCTTAGGTTTTTGAGATTCAACGTACTTAGCTTTTAATTTTTGAGCTCTACGTGCAACAGATGGTTTTTCATACTGAAGTCTTTCTCTCAACTTTTCATTTTGCTTGGTTTTAATTACCTTTCCTTTTAATTGTTTCAAGGCTTTTTCCAATGGAGTTTTTTCGTCTATTTTTACTTTTAACATATTATAGTAAATAATACAAAGTTGGTCAAAATTTGACAATAGAATAAAATTAGATTATTTTTTTTCAAACAATAAACAATTTATACACATGATTATTAATGAAAAAAGGAAAAACATCACGAATTGTAGGATTCAACAATTCAAAAGTGAGTTATGGAACAGTTGATTCCAAAAATTTTAAATCAGTTTATCTTAATTTACAAAGTTGGGTTTCACCAAAACAAAGTTATGACAATTGGGAGAGAATAGTATCAAATTTTAGTAGACAAATAAAACACACAATATTTGAAATATTAGACCCCACATTTTTTAAAGACAACTATATTGTTGATTTGGATTTGAGAACTAGCGGAATTGTTTATGGTAAAAAAAGTTTTATGAATTTGGAAATTACTTTATTTTTATCACAGGAAGTGGATTTCAAAGATACAATTCTTAAAGATAAATTAAAAAGAATTGCCAAAGAAATTTATATTGAAAACTTCAAAAAGAACGAGTATTTTGATTTTACACTATCTAAAAAGAGCAAAGAAGAAGCATCCTAGTATTTATTACTAAAACATACGTATGAAAATATTAGGACCTACCGAGACAGGTAAAGGAATATTGATTGAAATGGACGCAGGATATGTGTCACCATCTCATGAATTTAATAAAAAGATGCTTGAAGAAAATCACAAGAACTTCTTGGATTATTCAAAACCTTTTGAATTCTATGCCGTACTTCAAAAATACAACACACCAAACCGTAATGGTAGAGTGTATCCTGAAAGAATCTTAAAACGTGAATCTGAGAATTATAAAAAGATGATTCAAAAAGGAACATCTCTTTCAGAATTAAATCACCCTGAATCATCATTAATTGACCTTGACCGTGTGTCTCACATCATCAATGATATATGGTGGGACGGACATATCCTTATGGGTAAGTTACGTCTTCTAACATCACCAGGATTTCATGAGAGAGGGATTGTATCTACAAAGGGTGACCAAGCAGCAAACTTGTTAAGACAAGGTGTTACTTTGGGTATATCTTCACGTGGGGTTGGTTCTTTAAAAAAGAGTGGTGAACAGAATGAAGTACAAGATGATTTTGAATTAATCTGTTTTGATTTGGTATCTTCACCATCTACACCAGGAGCATATTTGTTTACAAACCCTGATGACAGAAACAAATTTGAAGAAAATTTAGAAGAAGAAAAAGTTTCAAGAATGTCTCCAATCGAACAGGAAAGTGGAACAAAAATGAACCGCTCTATTGACTTATTAAAAAAATTAAACCATTATTTGGACAGATAATTTAAAAAACATGGACGAAAAATATTTTGTAGCAAAAGTACAGTACGATTTACCTGATGAAAATACAGGAAAATTAAAAAAAATCCGAGAGGAAAAATTGGTTAAAGGTTACTCTGTAACTGATGTTGAAGCCAAGGTGACATCCCGATATACAGGGTTTCAACATGATTGGAGAATCACAGCAGTCTCCGAGAGTAAAATAGACGAAGTTATTGAAGATTAATAAAAACCCCTCCTAACCGAGGGGTTTTTTATTTATTTAGGGTTTTTGACAAGCCCAAACAGAATTTTTTAACATATGGATATATTTATATGTTAAATTATTCTATAATAATATGACAGAAAAAAAGTCGTTAGTTGAGGAAGCACTACTACAAATGAAAAATTTGGAACAAGTAGTTGCCGAAAATGCAAAAGGAATACTTGCTTCTACAATGAAGGAAGAAATCTCAGAACTAGTAAAAGAGTCTTTGAAAAATGAGGCTGAAGATGAATCAATGGATGTTGAAATGGATGAACAATCGGAAGATGAGTTAGACATGGATATTGATATGGATTCTGATGATGAAGAAATGGATGATGTTGAAATGGACATTGATATGGATTCTGACGATGATGAATCGGATGATGAACTTGAAATGGACTTTGATATGGATTCTGATGATACACTACCAATTGACCTTACAAACGCATCCGATGATGAAATCTTAAAGGTTTTCAAATCTATGAGTGATGAAGATGGTATCATTGTTAAACAAGATGGTAACAACATTACTTTAAATGATGAAGACGAAGATGTTGAATATATTATTCAAACTGAAAGTGACATGGAAGAAGAAACTATGGAAGAAATGGATGAAGAAGAAGAATTATCAGATGAGGATTTAGATTCTATGATGGCTGATATTTTTGGTGAAGAGATGAACATGGACGAAGAATCTATGTATGAAGAAGATATGGATGAAGAAGATATGGATGATGAGGTAGTATATGAAATTGAAATGGATGAAGACGAAGATATGGATGATTCTGATGATTCAGATGAAAGTATGTCTGAAAGTAAAATGACAATTAAACCAGTTATGGGTAAATTAACTAAATCCTCTTTAACTAACAAAGCTAAAAAAATGGAAACTAAAGAAGGGTCAATGATGAGTAAACCTGTAGTAGGTAAAGGTGTTAAAACCGGAAGTGCTAAATTTGAATATAAAGAAGGTAGAAAAATGGAAACCAAAGAAGCGGCTATTGAACCAAAAGGTAAGGCTAAAGGAGTTGGTATGAATTTGAAACCTAAGAAATTTGAATACACTGAGGCTGAAATGGAAGAAAAATACGGTTCTAAAAAACACGAATACAGACGTAAGGATGTTGATGGTGTTGAAAAGAAAGCTGGTGAAAAAGGTGGTCATTACAAAGATTACGAAAAAGAGGAAACTAAAGAAGCTGCTAGAACATTAGGTAATGGAACTAGAAATTACGCTGAAAGAAAAGGTTTACCTAAAATGAAAGTAATTCCAAATCAAGCTCTTGCTGAAGAAGTTGAAAGATTGAGAGAGAAGAATGAAGAATACAGAAAAGCACTTAATATTTTCAGAGAAAAATTAAATGAAGTTGCTGTGTTTAATTCTAACTTGGCTTATGCTACAAGATTGTTCACTGAACATACAACAACAAAACAAGAGAAAATTAATATCTTAAGAAGATTTGATGATGTTGAATCATTAAAAGAATCAAAAACTTTATACTCATCAATTAAAGGAGAATTAAACACAACAAACAGTACTCAAAGTGTTGTAACAGAATCTATTGAAAAAATTGGAAAATCTCCAGCATCAGGTTCTTCACAAAACTTAATTGAGTCAAAAACGTATGAAAATCCACAATTTTTAAGAATGAAGGATATTATGCAAAAAATACAAAAATAAAAATAAATAAAACTTAAAAACAAAAAAAATACTAAAATGGGTGCATTATTAGAAAGCGGTCTTGTTGGTAACATTGGTTTGAAACACCTTAAAGTTATCAAAGAAGACACAATCAACAAATGGGATAAACTTGGCTTTTTAGAAGGTCTAAAAGGTCACATGAAAGAAAACGTGGCTCAGTTGTATGAAAACCAAGCTTCACACTTAATTAACGAAGCTTCTTCAACTTCTGATTCAGGTTCTTTTGAAACGGTTGTTTTCCCAATCGTGAGAAGAGTATTCTCTAAATTATTAGCTAACGACATCGTGTCTGTACAAGCAATGAACTTACCAATCGGTAAATTGTTCTACTTCGTACCTAAAATTCAAGGTTATTCTGGTGGAACTTCAGCGGATGGTTTGTTTGGACAATCAGGTTCACACTACGCTCCTATTGGTTCTCCTGGAAACTATCCTGGTAACCCAGATGCTGGTTATAGTGCTGCAGATAGTAATGGTCTTTACAATCCTATTTACAATAAGGATTTGTATGACTTATTCTACGAAGGTAACGAAGCTGGTTTGAACCCTCCTGGTTTGTTTGACTATTCAAAAGGTCAGTGGACAGCAGTAACTGCATCAACTGTAACTTACGCTTGGTCTAATGCTGGTGTATTAGTTCCTAGCGCTTACACTACAGATAATTACAGAAAAGTAATTATTGTTATGAGTGGTTTCTCTAACGCTGGTGCTGGTCAATTGATTGGTCCTAATGGTAATACTATGGATACTGAAGAATTCTTATCAGGTTTGAACATCTTAGGTGTAGCTGGTAACGTTTATACTTCAGCAAACACAACTAACCCTTACTTATTCAGAGTTGTAACTCAAAGATATGGTAAAGGTATTGTTCAATACGGTAATCAAGTAAACACTACTTGGCCAACTGCTAATAACTCAGGTGGTTCTTATTACAATATTTGTGACGCTGATGGATTTATTTTCTTAGAAATGGATTTACAAGCTCCTGTTTGTATCACTTGTGGTGATTCATCTATGGACGGTTACACAGGTTCAACATTCTCATCTTCAACTGTTGTTAACAATGCGTTCTACGCAATTTACAGAAACTACAAAGAGTTGGAATTTGAAGACCAAATTGGTGAAGTTTCTTTTGACCTTGAGTCAGTAACAGTTTCTGTTACAGAAAGAAAATTGAGAGCACAATGGTCTCCTGAATTAGCTCAAGACGTTGCGGCGTTCCACAACATTGATGCTGAAGCTGAATTGACAGCATTGTTATCTGAGCAAGTTGCAGCAGAAATTGATAGAGAAATCTTGAGAGATTTGAGAAAAGGTGCGGCTTGGAACTTGAGATGGGATTACAACGGTTGGAAGAGACTATCTTCTGCTGGTACTACTCCTTACACTCAAAAAGATTGGAACCAAACTTTGATTACTGCAATTAACCAATTGTCAGCTCAAATCCACAAATCAACTTTAAGAGGTGGTGCTAACTGGATTGTTGTATCTTCTGAAGTATCTGCTATCTTTGATGACTTGGAGTACTTCCACGTATCAAACGCAGCTC